TGATTTATTTGCCATTTATTTATATTAAAATAATCTTTTAATTTATTAATACATTCTAGTAATACCTCATTATTATTAAATTCAGGTAAAACTATTATTTCAAATAAAACTCCTATATTGATTATAAAAGCATCTCTAATTTCAATATTATCACCAATCATTCTATATTGAGATAAATATGTTCTTAAATTATTTTTTAAGGTATTTCCTGCATAATCTAATTGGCCTTCAGAATTTTGGGATAAAACATATAAATTTAATGTTTCAATAGTTGAAACTTGATTATCAGTCAATTTAGGTTGTTCAATGTATGCTTTAGAAACAGAACCATAATCAGAAGGCATACTTAATGTTCTAATAAGGTAATCTTCGGAAGTTACTGATCTTTTTTGTGAATTAATTAAAGCTAAAGTATTTTGTTTAATCTCTTCAAGAGTATCTCCACCTTTACCCCCATTTGCTGGGTTAGGGTTTGTTACTGAAAATGTAGAGAATATATAATCAGCTGTTGATTGGGGTAGGTTAATTTGGGAAAATTTTAAATTAGAAGTATCACTTATTGAAGTAACACTATTAGCTGTAATATTTGAAGTAACACCACCACCTGTTAAATACCTTACAGTTAATACAACATTTGATGGAGCTATTCCATAAGTTCCTGTGTAAAGAAAGTTAACAGGGGAATAAGCTGTTGTTAATTTATCTTTTTTAAATGGTAACCCAATACCTACATTATTTGCATTTGGAGTTATTTCTTCATCAATATCATATGGAGAACCAACTCCAAATTGAATAGTTAACGTGTTTTGATTAGAAAGTTTAGTACAAAAACGTCTTTGAACTTTTTTTAATCTTAATAAATATGGAGCATCTGTTCCTGAGTTGGGGTCATTTATATTAGTATTTTTTATACTATCTAAAACCATTTCTTGTCCTAAATGGTCTACTTCATACCATTTATTTCCGTCTGAATCTATTATATCTAAAATTTTAATAATATTACTGTCTGAAATATCAAGGGTTAAGTATGGGGTTGGTGAATCAATAGTGAATAATTTAGTATTAATTGTAGCTGAAATAGCTTTAACTCTTTTTTTAAGTAAAAAATACTGAGGATTTGGTCCTAGTACTTGAGAAACTGTAATTATAGTAGGGTCTTGGGAACTTGAAATAGAAAAATCTACAAAATCTTGAGTTAGGAAGTTAACTCCTTCTCCAGAAACAAATGAAGAATTTTCTTTTATAGTTAAAGCATAATCATAATCAGGAACATAAGTTCCACCTACTAGTTTAGATGGGACTTCTTGGTATAAATCTAATGAAACTTGTGATGTTGAAGTTACTTTAGGTTTATAACCAAACATATATGCTAAATCATACACATTATTAGTTTGTCTAGCATATTGTAAAAAGTTTTCTTGAAATTGATTATCCAAATAAAAACTTAAAACATCACCCACATATGCTGCTTGTTCTATAAACATCATCCCTGGTGATTCAGGGGAAAAATCAGTATATGTGTTTGGGAAATATGTTTGAGAAAAATTAATAAGTTTTTCTCTAAATTGAGAAAAATCTTTATTTATATAATTTATATTTCTATTTACAGGTAAATTAGACATTATTATTGGTTAAAGTTTAAAACTAAAGTATCACTTAAGTTGGTATTTTTTATAGAATATTTTAATACTATCTCTAATACATTATAATCAGGGTATTCATTTATATCTAAAGATAAAACATTAATTCTTCTAAAATGATCATTTATTTTAGATTCTATATCTTTTTTTAAAAAAGATGTGTTTTGGCTTTCTATTTGATTAAATATAAATTTTCTTAACCCTCCTCCAAAAGTTGGATTCATATATCTTTCCCCAGGTTCAGTAAGAAAAAAATTTATTAAATTATTTTTAATAGCATCTTTAGTCTGATAGTTAGATTGGAATACAGCAGGAGCATTAAATGGTATATTTACTCCTATAGCAACATTAGGATTAATATCGTTTGGAAAAATTGATATAGGATTAGATATAGGCATTATTTAGTATTTAATAAATTCATAATTTGATCCATTCCTACTTCACCTGCACCTAAATTTCCATTTATAGGATCACTTACTTGAGGTCTAAAAGGTTGTTGAACGTCATTTGATGTAAAACTTAAAGCTGTTTCTCCTAACACATCCATATACTTTGATCTTAAATCCATAGTTGGTGGAGTAAAAGTAGGTTGGGTTGGTTGAATTGGGTTAGTTGTTGGAGTATATGATTCTCTAACTACTTGTTTTGGTGATTTAACAGCTTCAAGTAAAATTTCTTTCAATTCTTCTTGAATTGCTTCTCTAACTGCTTCTTTAATAATTTTTTTAAAATCTGTGCTTTTCATATGTTTATAAATATAGGGTTAATCTGCTTTTAAATTGTTTTGTTGAATATAAAATACAAGTTCATCTATTAATATCTGATCAATTGAGCTAAAAGACCATTCTCCTTTCAACATAACTACACCACTTTTATTTTGGGCTATTGCTCTTTTTCGTTTTAGTGGTTCTTGTGTGTTTTCAGTTTCAATTCCCATTTTAAATCCATTAACATTTTCTACCACAGGGGAATTTTGATTTGTTTGTTGTTGGGATAAAGATAAAAGTTCATTTGAAACTACTTCTTGTGAGTCAGTACTATTAGGAGAACATTCTTGAATAAGATTATCAAGTAAAGATAAATGTTGTAATAATTGAGTTAATACATCTTTTACTATTACTAATATCGTTAATAAACCAGTATTTGCTATTTTTAATCTTGTTATAGTTTTATCTATAGTATCTTTACTATCTTGAATACCTAATATTACATTGACTGGGAGTCCTACTCCTGGAGGTACTGCTGAAGGTAGAGGGAGATTTTTTAAGATTCTAAAAGCAATTTCTAAAGTAGTAAGAACATTTCCTGTAATTCCTATAATTTGAGTAGTCTTATCTATAGTTTTTAAAGAACTGTTTATTTGTTTTACTAATTTATTTTTACGGTTGATTAATTGGGTTATTTCAGATGGTGAAGGGCATGAAATTTTATCTTTTAAATCAGACGCTTTATTTTTTCCTTTTTCAATTAGTTGGGAAACTTGTGTAATTCCAAATGAAGAAATTAAAGTTATAGATAATGGTAATGCTGTTTTTTTAAGATTTATAATTAAATCTGTAAGTTTCTTTTGAGCAAAGTATTCTGGGGTAAGTTTTGGAGTTGATAGTTTTTCTAGTTGAATTACATTTAATTGGGAAGCTTCAATTTTATCTATCTCTGTAGCTGTTTCAATTGGAATTAATTGAATAACTCCTAAATCTTCTTTTACAGTACCATCTCCTTTAACTAATGGTTTTTCCAAACTTGCAAATCCAGGGGCTGTAATTACTGCTGTAGGGATTGGGGGATTAAATGGTGGATAAAATACATTTGCACTATCATAAAATCCTGTTTTTTTAATTTTATATTCAATAAATTCTACAACTTGATCATATGTGCGACTTAAATCTAATAATAAAGGACCATCTGGGAGGAAATTAATAAGAAATCCATTATATGAAATATAAACTTTCCATCCTTTTGGGGTAGCATTTGCTGGGTTATATCCAAAATCTGTTTCAATTTTATATAAATAAGGGTTTAATGAGGTTGTATCATTAGAAGATGAAACCTCAAGAGTAATTTCTCCTTTAGAATTTGAAGGTGGTGAATGAGTTTGAGTAGTATTAGGTGGTGTATTTTGAGAATTAGATTGGTTTAATTCTTCAGTTAATAATACGGATTGAGGATCAAATGGAGGAATTAGGTTACCGGTTGAATAATCTGTAAATCCAATTTTTTCAGTTTTATATTTTACATCTTTATCAACTTCAGATAAAGTGTAAGTGTTATCATAATTTAAATTATCAATTAATTTACCGTTGTAATATACCTTAACAAGGAACCTAGATTCACTGTCTATATATGTAATATTATATTTATATGGGTTTACAGCCATTAAAAAAATTATTTTGAAGTTGGAATAATTGTTGGACTAAGTGGAGAAAGTTTAGGTAAAGGTTCCTGTATTTTAATGGTTGCCCCTTTAATAGGTTCATTAGTAGATTGGGAAACTATTACACCTGTTGATTCTACAATTGGTGGTGGTGAAGGAAATTCCCATAAATTAATAATAACTAATTGTTGTAATTTTCCTTTTCCAACTATGTTTTGAGTGATTAAATATCTATTTAAATCTTGAACATCTGTAGGACTCTGAATAATTGTTTTATCTGGGTTTCGGGTTTTACTAAAAATAATACATCCTGAAGATGCTCCTTCAGAAGAACCATGATGGATAAAAACCCCTGAAAAAGCTACTCCATTTGGATTATCAGCACTAGTTTCAAAATTTTGAGGAACAAAAACATCAGATTCATATATATTATTCCCTGTTGGATCCTTTGCAGAACTAACTCTTAAGCCATTTCCTTTATAAAAGGATTGTTTTATAAATGAATTACCTGTAGAGGGGGAAAGAAGTATATTATAATAAGTTGATGGTAATCCATCAAATTTAGATGCATCTGGGATTAAATCAGGGATAGCTGTTTTATCTTGTATTTTTTTATCTCGAATGGCATCTTCTACTGTAAATCCTAAAATATTTCCTTTATACCACATAGTACCAGAAGTTCGTCCTCCACCTTTAGTAGTATTAACTGAAGTTGTTTCTCTTACTATTACTATTTTGCCTGAGGTAAGGATTAAATCTTTTATGGTTTGAGGTAATTCTCTTAAAGGGATAAAACCTCCACTTAAAAATCCTCCTATAGTTGCTGTTTGTTTTGAATAAGTTTCCATGATTAACTAGTTTTTACAAAATTAGATTTAATACTATCTAATTGAGCTAGTACTGTGTTTAAATTAGAAGAAGCAACTGCGGCTGTTGTATTCATTAAAGCATCAGGTGATTTTATTAGTCGAGATGTATTAGAGTCAATTCCTATAACTTCTTGGGAAGTTTTTAATAGAGTAGTTATATTAAGTAATTCTTTTGTAATAATTTTTAATATTCTTACTGTATCATTTCCTAATAAAACTGGTTGAGCGGCAAGTTTATTTCCTAGTCTAATATCAGTACTATCAATGTATACTTGTTCTGCCTCTAAATTAATACTTTTATTTGAAGATAAACCAACAGAGTTTTCTCCACTTATTAAAACACTATCTTTTTTAGCATTTAATATTATCCTATCTGAGTTGAGGATAATTTGGGGAGAATTAAATTGAGATGGCAATATTGGAGAAGTACTATATGCTGAAAAATTTTCATTAGCTAAACTAAATGTTATTTTTTGTTTTGAAGTTAAATAAATAGAAGATAAATCTGTTTTTAAATTTTCAACAGAATATTTTTCTGAGGTAGTAGGGGTACCATTATTTATTACAATTATAGGGTCATTAGGATTAAATGATTTCCATGGTGTTTTTGAAGACCCTCCTAATCTAATACTATTACCAAATCTTCCTTCTATGATATTATCTCCTATAAATGATTTTAATGAACGAGCTCCATTATTTGGGTTAAAATAAGATGGATTTGTACTATCTTCAATCTGTGATGATGGAGCTACTCCATTAAAAGAAGGATTATCCCAAATGTTTAATCCAGAAATATAAAAATTTCTAGCGTTTGGATTATCTTCATTAAAAGGAGAAGAAACACCACTTTTATTATACTCAGTATCTGTAAAAGAAAATATTAAAACAATTTCACCCGAAATAGGATGTTGTGTCATATTACTAAATAATGGGGAAGCTTTTCCTGGGGTTTTATTTAAAGTGGAAGTATAAGAAATAGACCCTTGGGGTGCATTTACATCTAAAATAGGTTCTGTTACAATACCCCAAAATATAATTTGTTTAGATTCTGGGGGAAAGTTTGATGATAAATTTAATTTCTCGGGTATTGAGTTTTTTACAGCTCCAGTCCACCCTAAAGTATACCTAGCCATTAATTTTTGGGATTAAACTTTTGAACTTCGTTTAATAATTGTTGTTTTTCTTCTTCAGTCATACCAAACCCTTCTTCACTAGATTTTCCACTAGCAATAGCACGTTGGGCAATGGTAGCCATTTTGATTAGTTGCTCATCGTTTTTAATACCTAGTTCCATGTATTCTTTAATTAATGGGACTATTAAAGTAGCATCACCAATATCATTAATAAGTGGTTTTAATTCACCTATTAATGCATTAATTTGGGTTTCTTTTTTCTTTGAATTTTCATAGATTTCTTTTAATAAATCCGAAAATTTTTTCTTACCCCAAATATTTTCTTCTAAATTACTCATACTGATTTTGGGTATAAATATGAAATACTATAAGGAGTGAAAATTTATATACCCCTGGTCTAAATAAAATAAATAATTCTTTTTAAAGATACTATAAAGAGAATTTGCTATTTTAGTAATTTTAGGTGTTTTAGCTTCAGGAACCATTTCATGAATATAAATGTATAAAGCTTTTTTGTTGAATATATCTATTTGATCTCTTTTTCTAAATAACTCTAAAACAGCATCTGCAATTTTAGCATCATTTTCTTTTGGAAAAAAAGTATATATGTTTTCTGTTACATAATCAACATATTGATCTATAAAATATGATAATTTATCTTTTGGAGATGTAGATAAATCTATTGTATAAGAATAAGAATCATCTTGTTCTAATTCTGAGATAGGGGATTTGTTGATTTTCTTTTTATAGTTTTTATCATTATATAATATACACCAACGTTTAACTATAGTACCAAAATAAGAATAAGCTTTAGCTCCATTATTTGGGTTAAATAAGTGAATTTTAGACAACAAAAATACTATTATCTCATGTTGTAAATGCTCTAAATCTTCAACTTCAGTATGATAAAACTTAAAGGTATGAATTATATTTTGCGTCAATTTGAAAAATGCGTAATGTATTTTTTCTTCGTATATTTTACTTCTTAGTACGGGATCTAAAGTATTGTTATACAATACAATGGCATTCTCAGTTTCTTGAGTAAAATAATTTTTACTTTTAGCTTTTCTAACCATTTTTTTAGTTGAATTTTCTAATATTAAATTCATTAAGGATTTTTTGGATTTCTACTATCGATTGGAAAATTTGTCCCACATCATCATCTTTTTCAAACATTCCAGCACGATCTATTTCCTTTAATTTTTTATCAGAAATTTCAATTACTCGAGATAAACGATCAAGATAAGAAAGATAACCTGAAAGAATATCCTCTGATTTTTCTTGTTTTTTCATTAGGTTAAAAGTCGTGAATCCTAGGATCACGACTAAAACTGCTAATGAACAGCAAACGATTATTAATGCTATCATAAATTATCAAATAAATTTTTTAAACCTTCACTTTTAAATGAACCTAATGCCTTTTCCTTTGTTGAGGTCTTTTTAGACATGTTTGGTTTATTCCCTAATGTAAAATTACTTTTCCCGGCATCCACGGATTTCTTACCTTCTTTTAATTTAGGTAACCATTCACGTTCAAATTCAATACGTGCTGCCATTAAATCTGCCTGATGTAATATAAAAGGAAGAGATGTTCTTGGTTTTTGTTCGGGCATAAAATTTAAAAGATATTTTTTATTTGCATCATCATATAAACCATCATGGGTCTGGATAGCAACCATTTCATTAAATGTATACTGAATACCATGAGACTGTAACATAAATAATCCTCTATCTGGAACTGATGAAAATGGGACTTTAGTATTAAACATGTAATCTTCTCCTAGTTTATCTTTTCTCCATTGATCAGTCTGAGGGACATATGACTCTTCATCTTCGGATCCCATTTTACCTAGATCATGATTTAAAGCTGAAAATACTAATTCTTCAGAAGTAAAAGTAGACATATCAGCTCCTTCACTTGCCCATAATTCATATTGTTTTAAAGCACATCGAATAACGCGTAAAACATGTTCTACATATCCTCCAGGGAAAGCATTATGGTATTCTTTTTTATGCGCAGCAGGCATTAACATTAAACGTTCAGAATATTGATTATAAAATTCTAAAACTTTTTCTTTACGTGGGGATGTAATGTAACCATCAATATAAGACATTAATTCTTCCCAATTGTCTTGGATTTGTTCGGCTGTTAAATTCATAACTTATTTATTTTTTTATTAATTTTCTCTTTCAATTATGGATTGAGTATCGTCTCTCATTTCCTCAATTTCTCTTAAAATTTCTCTTGCTGCTTCAACGTTTCTCTCATTTAAAGCACTTCTCAAACGTTTTAAACGGTTTTCCATAGACTCCATCCGTCTTAATACTAATTCTTTATTTTTCATTTTTATTTATTTACTTATTTTATTATAACATTTTATATTCTAAATATTTTTTAAATTAAAATATAATTAAAGGTAATAACTTTCCTTTAGGGAATCAAGCATCTTTTAAAGAAGCCTTAAATATTTCTTTTTCTACAAAAACCTGGATTTTAATTAACAGGGAGCATTTTTCATATTCCTCAATACTTTCAAAATACTTTATAGCAGATTTTATACAATTTACCAATTCAGGTGTAGCATTTTGTGTCAAAGCCTCTTTCCAAATTTTTTTCCTTACATTACATTCACTTATCCAATACCATGCTCTATTATACATCATGAAATCTCCAGCTTCATCCACCCCCGCTATATCTAAATCTTTATCAGCTTTAGAGAAAAACCCTACAATCTGTTTTTTAAAATTCATCCCATTCAGAATCATTTTAGTAAACATCCCAAGTTTAAAGTGTGGTGTTTCTTTGAATTGGGTTAATTCCTTTTGAACCTTTTTATCCACTTCGTCATCACCAGAAAACCCAAATAATGCAAATATACCTCCTAAATTCATATGCCTATATGTATATATGGTTCTTTAATTAAATTTACGTGTTAAATAATTGATCTTACGTATTTGCTATACATATTAAATATATTTACTTCCTATGTTTTCTATAGCAATTTTAGCCTCTTCCAACGATACTCTAAAAAATTCTTTTTGGGTATTAACTCTTTGTTTTTTGAAATATTTGTGAACTTCCTGTTCGATTTTTTCACCTTTAAAACATTTATAAGCCCATTCAACTTCAAACCCTAAAGGTATTCCTGTTCCACGTGAAATTTGATGTGCCCTTGAAAAAGGGTCTTTAGCCGTATAACCTATTTTTATCATATCGGGCATCGCCGGATTAGACAGAATATAAACCCATTCATCACCCTCGCGGCCAACGTATAGACCTCGTTTTTTACCCGTGTAATACGTTATTTCATCCCATCCGTCTTGTCTTTCCTCCACGGTAAAGTATGCCGCAGGATTATTAGAGTAATCTTCAGAGACAGGAATAAATTTCTTAGCTTCTTCATTTGTAATACGTTTCATATTTTATAACCTTTATTTTTAAACAATTAACAATATTAATTATTACTTTTTAGAACCGAGCTTGTGCTCCAGATCCTTTATACCAAGGTAAACCTTCTCTTTCTTTAAGTATTTTATTATATTGTGCCTCCGTATATTTGATTCCATTTAAATAATACTCGCGTTTTCTCATATTTCCCTCGGGAATTAAAGCGGGACCATCCCAATTATGTAATTTGCCATCAAACATATACATTACTGTTTTATCTGCGGTAGTGATTTTTCTTGCTTTTTGATATTCGGTGCTCATATATTATTTATTTAGTGATTCCATCATTACTAATACTCTTGCTTTTAATCTAGCGGATTTAAATTTTGTGTAAAAAGCAACTGTTGCTCCTACTATACCCAATACACTAAGGAAATTAAATGCTACTATTCCAAAAGATAATAAAATTACCTCTAGGAAGAAAAATCCTACAATAACCATCAATGTATTAATAATTGAAGTTAATTCTTTGTCTAGTTTTGAAATTTCACTTTGAATTTCGTTTTTGTCCATTAATTCTAACATAACCTTTATTTTTTATTTATACCGTAATATACAAATAGTAAATTCATTTTCCAAGGATTTTTTAAATTCCCCATAAACTACTATATCCATCCCAATTTTCATTTGTATTATCCCATACTTTAGAAGCTAAAGTTGTTTGTTCTATTTCTAAACCAATATCTCCAGTTCCTCTTAAATATATTTTACTACCATCAGTAATAGTAAGTGGATAAAACACAAACCTATTGTCACCGGTTCCCAAAACAAAACTGGCAATATAGTCTGATTTAACCATATCAACAGTTTCATATATTGGGAAAATTATTGGGGTTTGAAATGATCTCTGGGATGAAGAATCATATATTTGGTCTATATTTCTAACTGTTTCCAAAGTAAAGTAGGTGGAACCTGAATAATTACTTGGTAAGCGGAATACATAGGGTACATTTGCATTAAATTTAGCAATTTGGGTTGATGCAAGTGAACCGGATCCTTGTAATTCTGCGGAAGAAAAGTTACTATATGATGGCATTATTGTTTTATTATAAATATTATTAATTGTGTATTTTCCAACTTAAGACACCGTTGAGCCATTGTTTTCTTTTTTTTGCATTTACATTCTTTTAGACCAAACCAATTTTTGAATCGTTCTTCGGTTATACCAAATTTTTGTAAAGTGGTTTCAATTACATCTCCTAGCCCTACTGTTGTGTGGTAATGGGTACTGGAATTTATTCCTTGCCTTTCTAAATCGGCAATTACTTTATCGATTTCTTGTTTGACTCCCATTTTATTATAAATATGGGTTAATGTTGGTTACGTAAAATATACATATATATTCCATCGACGGGAAAAAATTTTTAAAGAAAAAGATTTTGATTTTTGTGGATTTTTGGTCCGCGGGTCAATTTGGAAATTTGGTTTACATTGTGGTATATATAAGGATATACAATGTCGATGGGTAAAAATCGTGTTCGATTTGTAGGTGTGTCTAATTGGCGTTCCTCACCCACCCGCCCCGTATTGACATCAACGCGCGTGGGTATATACGGCTATATCCATACCATATATATACGGCCGTACGGCACCAGGGATACCACCCTTACACCTTGGATCTCCAAAAACCACCTTTTCACAGGCTCACAGGCTCACCTAGCCACCGGCTCCATGGTCTGTGATCTTGCCACTTGCCCACCCTCAAACCAGTAAAACACCAGCTTGCCTTCGGGCGTTAAAATTGTGATTGTGGCTGTGTCTAAATTGCCGTCTATATTTTGGATACGGGATTTATTAATCTGGATAAATGTGTCTGTACTCATGGCCTCCGAAAGCCCGATTGCTCGGGCTCATGGAGTGTATAATTAAAAAGTAAACCGGTTATTCTGTCTCTGGCTTTGCCATCTTATCTATCAATGCGGCTTTGATTTTATCAAACTCGCTCCAATATATTTCGATTGATTCATCTATTATATTCATTATCTCATTTATGTCTTCAATGGTTAAATTTTTCATATTATCTCGTTTTAATTATGGTTTAATATACGAACCTAAAGTTGCTCCATTACTTCCTTAACCAGTGTCTCGAACTCACCCTCAGACATGTGATCCAAATACCAACTCAGTGACTCAGTCTCTTCATCCCAATCCACACAGCACCCACAAGATTCAGTGTAAGTGTATCTGTATGTGATTTTATCTTGAGCCATATCAATATCGGTTATTCTATCCCCATTATCCATTTCAGCAAACAAGCTATCACATTTGAGGTCTGGAAATTGGGCTTTAAATTGTTCAAAGTTGCTCATGTATCTTATTTTAATTTGGATTGTAAAAACTCAATTACTCGTTTTAATTCATCTTGGTTTAAAATTAAATGCTCCGATCCATCACTAGTTTCACATTCAATTTCTACATCACCGTCTGAATGGCCGGTTATATTCCAAGTGCTCCATTTACCACTTATGCTCATGGAGTTCCATTCTTTAATATCATAATTTGTTTCTGTGATTCTATCTGACATACCCTTTATCTTATTTATGTTTCAATATACGAAATGGCTCTCACACCCCATATTCCGACCCCGAAAGCCCGGATCAACCGGGCTCACAAGGCGTATAATTAAAAAGATAAGTGCTTGTCTTTTCCAAGCTGTCAACCTCAAGCCGTATAACGGGCGGTGTCAGGGTTTTTTGTAGCTCCAGTTGGAATCGAACCAACCTTGTGAATTACATGTTATATGCCTTAACTCTTTGCTCCGATCCTAGTATTAAGGAGTGTCAAGCCAAATTACCCTCATTCACCCACTCACTGCTTTGGGAGCGACCCTCACAGTTATAGAGCCATATTGTAGTCAGGACAGGATTCGAACCTGTACGCCTTTGCGGTTTATCCGACCCTTCCGGCTACGCTTGGGATAAGTTAGTGTCTACCATTCCGCCACCTGACTATATTATTTACATTCCAATATTAACCAATATATTAAATAAAATTACCCCCATTATCCCACCTAATATTACTGCTATTCCAAATGCTTGTCTTTGTGTCATGTTATTTAATTTTAATTGAATCTGAAACTACTATCATTACTGCTGCTATAAATGCAAAACTAAATATTACTACTATCATTTTTTTATCTTTTTAATTATGAATCAATATACGAACTTTATTTTAAATGAGGTAGTCCTAAGCTGCTACCTCATTATTATCAGTTTTAATCATTTTAGGTCGTCCTCTCTTTAACAAACCTAACTCTCTTTTCATTTCTAATTCTTTTAATCTTAACTGTCTTACACTATTTTCATTTACAGGACGTCCTAACTTTAACTCTCCACTATTTCTTTTACTCTCTAACTCTTTAATCCTTTTCTGTCTTTCACTATTTTCTACTACAGGTCGTCCTCGTTTCAACTCTCCATTACTTCTTTTTAACTCTAATTCTTTTAATCTTAATTGTCTTACACTATTCTCATTTACAGGACGTCCTAATTTTTTTACTTCATTTTTCATAACTTTACTTTTTTTTAATTTAACTTATTTTCTTAACTTATTTATACTGAAATATACGAATTATTTATTAATTATACTATTCCTTAATATTTATATTTATTTAATAATTAAATACAAATTCAACTACTTCCTCTGGGTTAGTAGAGTTAAAAATTCCATCTTCACTCTCATCTTCCTCTTCATAAACAAAGTAATGAGGAGTCCCTTCATTATCTTCCTGAGTTGAACATGTTATTAATAAAGATTTAAACTCAATCTCATTCCCTGTAAAACCAAAATCTTTTAAATTTTTAATTTTTAAACTTAATTCTTTTTTATTCATTTTTTAACCTTTTAATTATACTGAAATATACGAATTATTTATTAATATTAATAGTCCTTAATTATCTAATTTAATTATACAAAATTTCTCATCTTCATCCCCATCAAAGTCTCCACTATCATCAAAACCATCCCCTTCATACACTTCATCAATATCAACTTTAACCATAAACTGGTCCCCATCCATATCAAATTCACCTAATACTTCCATTTCAGGATTAAACTTATTCAATTTTTCAATTAATTCTTTTACTGTCATTTTTATCATTTTTAATTATACTGAAATATACGAATTATTTATT